GTCTGCGGCTGAATCTCCTGATAGTAAACAATGCCGCCGAACTGCCCGTGCACGTTCACCTCAAAGTAACGGCAATCAGGTTTGTAGTCGTATCCATCACCGTTGTTGCTTCCGGCAATAATGTCAGGGTGATTTCCTACTGCTTCGATCAGGTCGATGTTTCGCGTTGGTTTGAATGTAATCATCAGTCAATCAGCCCATGTAATCTAAGTGCCGTTTCAAGTGCCAGAATACGCTGCCGCGCCTGCTGCAAACCTGTAGCGAGGGATGCAACTTCGGATTGTGTGTACGTAGTGCCGACAGTGTATGACTGGTTAGCGTTGAATGAGCCAAGAAGTGGCGTACCTGTGGCTGCAGTCCATCCGGTATTTCTTGCTCCAACAACCTGAATTCCATCAACTGAATATGATGTTTTTACATCCAGCGGTGACGCAAGAGACTGCGATTCGGTTACGGTTTTCGATACGTAATCACTCTTAATGTCAGATACATCGCTTTCTACGCCATCCAGTCTTTTGTCAACAGTGACCAGATGCGCCTGAATATCGATAACCTCATCCAGCAAGTAATCAACATCGCTACGCAGTACGACTATCTTCCCTTCGGCAGTTGTTAACCTGACCTCAAGGAGATTTATCGCTTTTGTGTTTGCGGTGATTCTTGTGTCGTGATCAGCCAGTTCGACATCCTGTTCATCGTTTTTCACCTGAGCATCGTAAGCGCCCTGACCAGCCTGATTTGCCTTCCCGGCAATTGCGCCGACATCAGCCCCCTGATTAATGACATACAACAGGTAAGACTGGCTGAAGATATTGCGTGGAAGGATTGATGTATCGAGCCGCGTCGCCTGCACAATAACAGGGGTGTTGAGATTCGAATCAGCCATTACTCAATCCTTATCTGGCAACCAGACAGGGTGACAGGTGACTTCGTGATAACGCGCAATTTGAAACCAATGTTTTTCCTGATGCGCCCTACTTTCTTCCACAAAACGCGTTTGTCGTAAACGAACGGTTCATTCTGCTCAATCATCTGCTCACGCCCGTAATTGATGCCGTCAGTGGTTGCAGAGAGAAAAAGGCGGTCAGCGTACTGCGCAACGCCAGTTGAAGATTCAACTTCAAGGTCGAACACTCTGGCATTATCTGCTTTGAACAACGGAGTAAACAGCAGGTGTTCCTGTTGCTTGTCGTACTGGCTGCTGATATCGAACTGCAATTTCCCGGTCACGGATTCCAGCTTATCGCCGCACGTTATCTGATTGCCTTCGTAAATGAAGTCGATAGCGCGGTACACATCGTCATACAGGCCTGTTTTCAGTACACACCATTGCGGACCATTGGCGCTTGAAGATGCGTCGTACACGAGAACATGGCGCGGAAGGTGGATAATCAGCAACTCATGCGCATCAAATCGCAGAGACTCCATCACACCATCAGCCAGTTCATCAGCAGTGTAGGAGCGGAGAATTTTCTCAATGCTCGCGCTGGCGATTGGTGACACCTGACCGGATCCGATGATGTAAACAGACGGAGCACCTGTTGCCGGATTGCTGATGAACGCATAAGAATCAGCGAATGGCGTTTTGCAGTAAGTCCCGGCGATGCCTTTTTGCACCATCAGTGATGGCTGTGCGACATACAAAGCTGCACCAACGGTGGTTGCACCAGTCAGGGAGAAATATTCAATCGTCGATGAACCAAAGCAGACGATGAAGTCTCGCCATGTGCCGATGCCGATGATGCCGTCCGGCTGCGATTCTGCGCGATATTGTGCGCTGTAGCGGTCAGGATGCGATTCGTCTTCAAGATCAGTGATGAACCATGAATCAGTGCCGTCTTTTGACCACGCATAACGCCCACGCAAGCGCGTAATGTCGCGAACTGAACCTAACTCATACTGCGTGAATCCGCTGTCTGTAGGCCAGTTTGAGACTGTTTTAACCGTGCCATCATAACGATACTCGACCAGTTGACCATTAACGCCTACAGCCTGAGATGTCCGACCATGTGCCATTGATACGCGACCACTTCCGGCGACGTCACCGACTTCGCTTTCGCCTTTGTAGAGCTTGCCGCCACACACACGATAAACAGCATTCTGAGCCATGTTGTACTCGACGCCTCGCGATACTCCGTTCACATCAGAACGTTTGGCAATGCCCGGGAATGAGCGAAGATATCCGCTGCTGTTGAGTATTTCTTTGGGTGTAGCCAGCATATTCACTGGCAGATAGTCGATATAGTCGGCGTTTCGAAAGTCTTTGCCGACACCTTTCATGAGCGGAAGTTGCTGAATCGGCATTTATTCACCTCACGTACTCGGATCATCTTTCTCGATGTAAAACCGATTCCACGTAAACGCGCTTTTGTTACCACTACCGCGAGGCATGTCATTTCGCCGCTCAAGTGGTGGTATTTTGGTTAAAGCGATGCAGATTGTCTGATATGCACTGTCAGCAGCGGTCAGGAGAGCATCCGACGGCTGAATGACGTTATCCATGCACACTTGCACAGCGAGTTTCAAAGCGACGCCATCATTTGCCCATGCAGGGATACCTGAATCATCGTCCGGTAACGGCATGATGCCGTTTTCTGTATCAGCAAACTGATACCCAAGCTCGATACCTTTAGCCTGCCATGCTGCCATCATGTCTTCGAGGTCATTAATGGCATCTTCAATTGCCTGAGGGTCAGCATCTGTCAACGTGGCATTGGAATACAGCCCAGCTTTTCGTAAAGCCTTTAGAACGAGATCACCCTTCGTTTTCGCCATCTTCTTCCGCCTTAGCCAATTTTTGCTTCGTTGCGGTTTCTTCAGGAGTTTTTACCCAACCTTTTTTCAGGTGAGATTTAACCTCTTCGTCATCAACAATGATGTAATCGACAGCAAACTGACCACAGATGATCATGTTGCCAGGCTTATAGAGCATTGTTCGTGCCATTGTATTCTCCCAATAAAAATGGGGCCGAAGCCCCACCAAAATTACTGCCCGGCAATAACGATGCCCGTATATTCAGGAACAAGTACAGAGCAACCGTAAAGAGTGGTGAAACGAGCAGTGGTTACGCCTTTGATGTGGTCGAAGGAGTAAGACATGATCAGCGTAGCGCCCTGCTCGGTGGTTGCTGTCATTACCTGTGGACCCTGACCAGTCGGGAACGCCAGTTTGCCGTACATCAGCTCAACAGAACCATCAGCCCAGAACAGGTTAGCCGGTGCGGCATTTTTGTTGAGAATGGTGATTGCTGCACCATTTGCCGCGTTAGCATCAACGTTTGCATATGGACGGCTGGCGACATCTGCGTTGTCAGGCGGCAGAATTTTCGGGGAGATAGTCACTGTCGTTCCGCTTACTGCCAGAACGCGGAATACCTGCGGCTGCCCGGTGGTATCTTTGGTAATCTGGTGTACAGAATTCACGCCTGCAATGGTGAACGCATCGCCAACCTGCAAACCTTCAGCAGATACCGTAATGGTCCCCTGTCGGTTATCCACTGGCATATCGTTAGCATCTTTCGCTTCAACCTTGTGCGCAGGTGCTGCTGCCAGCGTAATGGAAGTTGCTGTACCCTTCGGAACACGACCGGAAATATCGGTCTTGTAGCTATCGAAGGACGCAACCGGAGGGATCTGCGCTTTTTCGTATGCTGTCAGGGTTGCGCCCTGAGCATAGGCACGGTGACCAAGCTCGCCAGCAAGGTCTTTGTAGTTGAAGGGGTTCCAGAAAGAGCGGCGGTTGATACCCTGTGGTACACCAATCGCCGTCATGGTGGCATCAATACCTGCCGCACAGTTCCACAAATCACGGCCCTGTGAACCAGTGGTTGAGTCAGCCATTGTGATCACGTTAGTAGCACGCTGCGTGACCATGGAAATCAGGTCAGAGTCAATCTGTGCAGCAAGGCGCATACCTGCGGCGCGACCAGCTTCAGTTTTATGTTCCGGGTCACGCATTTCACGCGCATCCAGAGTGTACAGAATGTTTTTCGGCTCCTTGAACACAGAAGGAACAAGGCGCTGAACCAGTGCTGTTGGCGTTTTGCCGCTGAGGTCTAGGCCTTCCTCAATGTTCATGTGGTAATGCTGCGGACGATACAGAACATCACCTGCTCGCTGCATTGCTGTATCACCGGGACGGAATTTTTTAGCGTTACGGGAAACTACGCAGGCGGCCTCAAAGCCTTCAACGTAGTTTTCGAACATGATTTCAAGGTCTTTTGCTAATTGGTTAGCCATGCTTAATGCTCCGATAGGTTATTTTTTTGCCTTTTTAGCGGCGAAATACGGCGTCCAGTCACCAGTTTCCAGCGCCTTGGCTTTCAGTTTGTCGAGGTTGTTGATTACTGCGCCGTTGCTCCCCTTAACTGTCGGGGTTGTGGCTGCCGTGGTTTTTGCTTTTGGCATGATTCTGGCCTTCGATTCGATACGTTCCAGCAGACGACCAATTGCTACGGGGTTGGTAGCTTCTGCCAGTTGCTTGCGCAGTTCAGCGTTGCGACCGAGTGCCAGAACAACGATTTCCGGCTTCTCTGACTCAAACAAGATCGCGTTTTGTGTCTCGATGGGGATTTCCTCGAGTACGGCCTGCTCAGCTTCCTGATAGCCAGGAACTTTGAGAGCCTTAACACGTTGCTGATATTTGGATAATCGCTCTTGATAGGCAGCCTGAAGCTCCTGCTCCTTCTGCTTGCGAGCCATCTCCTGTTGCTGGTACTTGCCGTTATCCTCTGCCCACTTAGCCATGCGTTGCTGGTAGATTTCTTCATCGAAACCGATGTCCTCATCATCCAGTTTTGGCATTCGCGGTGGTTGAGTGATTACCGGCTGCTGCTCGACGGGTTTCTGAGACTGACGCATCAGCTCTTTCAGCTCACGGTCTTTCTCTTTAATCGTCTTGCGCAGGTGTTTTACCAGTCCATGCTCTGCGCCATCTTCGCTGGTTGGCGAATCCAGCTTTTCGTCACCAAAGTAGAATTCCTGTTCTGATTCGTCGTCATCAGTTTCAGTAGCTTCCTCTACATCATTGCCGGATGACTCACTGCCATCTTCTGTTTCGACTTCTTCAGCCAGTTCGACATCATCAGGAATCTGCTCTGACGCGTCGGTTTCGATTTCAACTTCTGGTGTGTTTTCTGCCATCTGGTCCATTTGTTACCCCTGTTTACTCGATGTTCAGCCCATCGGAAGGCAATAGGGTGCCAGGCCTCATAAAGACAGCCATTGCACGTTATGGGTTAATTACTGCTGTGGTTGTTGCTGAGTTGATTTTTGCAGGATGCTGCTGATGTCCATGCGCTGCGCATGGCCCTGTGCCTGACTTTTCAGGACAAGCTCTGCATCAGCACGGGCATTGTCTCCTTGCTGTTGCTGGAACTGTCCGAGCAGTTTCAGAGCCTCGCGGATATCAGATTTCTGCTGGCTATCAGCAGATGCGAGGATTTTCACAACATTTGCCGCTGCAACCTGAGCATCAGTCTGTGCCTGGAATGCTTTAACCTGAATGGCTGCCTGCTCGTTCTGCGCTTTCTGCAATTCAGCCTGACCAGCAAGAAGCTGACCTTGCGCAGCAACCATAGCCGGATCTGGCTGACTGGCCTGTTGTTGTTTCGCCTGCTCAACCATTTGCTGTTCTTCAGGCGTTCTCGGCTTGATAACGCCAGACAGAAGCAACTGATTGCGGTTGTATTCTTTCAGGTCGTCCATCCCTTCGCCGTCCATATTGTCGAGAATCATCGACGATACAAGGTCATGCTTCGGCGTTCCTGGCGGGATAAGTGCCAGCATGGAAAGTAACGACTTAACCGTTGCATCACGGCGAGTAGCGAACGACTGACCGACATCGACAGTCACTTCATAGTTGCCCTGCGAAAGGTCATTAAGCGCGATAACCTGCCCTGTCTGACGGTCAATCACTTCACCAGTCATCAGCGCCACGTCATCGCTGCCGTCCTCATTAACGATACGCATCGGCGTATCACTGCCATAGACCTCACGCGCCATAGAAAGCCACACAACGCCAGCGCGGCGCATGGATTTAGCCATGTTGTCCATGTAGATATAGGACTGCGTGTCCATCCGGTTAAAAATGCTATCAACGGTATCGGTGGCGACGTTGCTCGGCATGTTCTCAAGCTGCGACGCACCTGTAATTTGCTGAATAGCCGTTCCGGTGTACTGCAATAGCCCGGCAAGAGCAGGAGGCATTTGTGTCGGAGGTGTCCAGCCAGCAACCTGAGCCTCTGAAATGACCGTTCCGTTTTTGTCCTTCTTGCTGGTCATGGGAAGAACTGCAGGTCTTTTCTTATTCCTCTCTGCCCAGTGATTCATTAATGGACCGGGAATGAAATCAACATCCACGATAGGAATGCCATCACCGCCAGCCTGAGTAGCGTTATCTGCAATCATGGAAACCATCAGGTTCTCAAGACGCTGTGCATCCATCGCTTTTGCTGCGTGGCCTTCGATTCGCTCCTGATTATCAACAAATGAACGACGCCCATATACCGGGATGAGAGGAATATGTTCACCCGGAATACGCTTCGGTTCTTCCAGCCATTCAGCGCCAGACAGAAGACCGCAATAAACGCGGCGTTTCTTCACTGTCCGCTCACCAATCAGTTCGAATGCGCCATCGGTTAGCTCGTCGACAATATCTTTGATTTGCTCTTCATCATAGATTGCTGTTTCTCCGCTGACAGGATTGCGCCACGCCGTGAGCTTCACCTTCTCTATGCGAACTTCGTAGTAGCGTCCAACATAGATGGCATCGGGCGTTGACCAGTCATACTGAGTACCAGTGTCATCACGAGAAAGGCTTGCCGCAATGGAATCAGGGTATTCAGCCTCGAACGCTTTAGGCGTCATGGAGAACATTTCCATAGCCCACATAGCATCAGAGCGGTCATATTGCTTGCTGTCCTGATCGAAGAAGACGCATGTCGCTGGGTCGTAAACAGGAAGAAGGCTGATGCGTCGCTGCTCGTTACTCGGATCCATTTCATCCTCGTAATCAGCACACATGCGGAAACAACCGAATCCGCCCGTTACAGCATCATCAAATGCGTTATCACACGCTTCGCCACCGGATGTTTCCTGATAGTCAGCGCGGAATTTGCCGTTCATCTTTTCGGCTAACGCTTCCGATGCCTTATCGTCCTTCGGTCTGAATTTAACGCTGATGCGATTCTGTCGATACTCGCCAATGATGCGATCACATTCACGGGAAATCTTATTCAGTTCAAAGCGCGGGTAATGCTCAAACCTGCCTTCATCAAATGAGTAACCAGCGTTTGTGCTGCCTTCCCACTGTGCGCCGGATACCCGGACGAAACGTTGAGCCTCAATAATCTGCTCACGCATATCCTGCGTTGCTGACCAGGCATTATCAAAGTTGCACAGCACCTTGCGATGCCAGTCAGTCATCTTTTTTTCTGCCATATCAACCTACACCACAAGGAATTGAGTAACTGGAATAGTCGGGTTGCGCAGCCGACTCCGGGCAATGCATACACATCATCAGCGCATCAGCCAGGTTAGGAGATGGAATACCGAGCTTCTGCTTCATTTCGACCTTAGTCATAAGCTCCAGCTTCCCGTTATTATTGAATTTGCGCTGAATCTGCGTCAGTTCTGCAAACAGCTTCTCCAGCATCTTCTCGCCTATCGCTTCTTTGTCGAAACTCAGCATGTCGTCTGGGTCTGCATACTCACCGTGAACAACCGCACGATATGTCAGATACAGCCTGTCAGCCAGCGCGTAATAGAATTGCGCTCGCTTATTGCGGAATACATCGCCAATAGTGCGAACGTTGTCGCCCTGCACGACTTCATCAGCCCATGCTCCGGCCTGGTAAGGCGCATCTTCATCGAATGGCGATTCGCTACCCTTGAACATCGTGGCGGTGATTTTCTTGCCGGAGAACGCTTCCGTTGTCTGTCTGCGTAGCCCGGCACCAACACCATCACCATCCCACAGGTAATGGTCAGCGCCGTCTTCAATCGCCAGCGAAGTAGCCCAGTCAGCACCCTCGTTGATGTCCATCAGCAGACCTTCGGCAATGCGCTTAACTACCGAACCGTGACGCGATGCATAACCTTTAGCATCCGGCCCTGTATCTGACGGGTCATGTGCAGAAACAACAGCGCCTTTCGCTTTCCATCCGAGTTTCTTGTGCGCATCGGTTGCGGCTTCAAGCCATTCACGTTTGATGATTGCCATATCACTTGCGCTTACCGGCTCACCAAGCCAGATGTGACGATACAGTGTCGGATTTCTGCGTTTGCACTCTTCCATCTCCAGACGGAGAACTTCAGGAAAGTGCGGGTTGTCGGTGTAGTTCACCGTCAACAGACAAATATCATCAGGAGGATTTACGACGAATCGCTGATAGGTATCGTCGAGGATGTTCTTCGGGTTAAAGCTCACCCATATTTCAGAGAACGGCTTACGGATGGTTGGAATCAGGATATCCCATGATTCCTTCGTTACCGCTTCCGCTTCTTCCACCCAGCAGATATCAATACCTTCGAGCGATTTAATCTTCGTCGGGTTGTTTTTAATGCCGTAGAACATGAATTCAGCATTCGTTCCGAGATGACGAATCATTGAACGCTGAATTTCAAACTCAGCCGAATACCCTTCACGCTCGATGGTATCTTCAAGCAACCGGATTACCGAATCGCTGATACTGTTTTGCAGTTCACGAGCGCAGAGAATACGCACTGGCTGCCGACGCGCCGCTTCAACAAGCAGTCTCGCAATTGCCCATGACTTACCGCTACCTCGACCGCCTTTGGCGACTTTGTAGCGATGCGCCTCAATGAACGGTTCAAAGATAGGATTAATCGAGGTCATTTTCCGAATAGAGTACTCATCGGTGATGTTTCAATCTGTATTGCGCCGCCGTCTTTGCCGACAAGCTCGTTAGTTACCTTGTCGCCATACTTACGGGGATTCATTCGTGCCAGCGCCCATTTGCGGGTATCAACGCGAAGTCTTGCCTTTGCCACCTCAGCAGCATCTGGAATCGCAGTGTCAGCAATTTCGAATATCTCTTCGAAAATAGAATCAGCTCGTGCCTCAGTTGCCTTCGCGTACTTGTCTCTAAATTCTTCATGCTCTGACAGCCAGCGAAATACAGTAGCCTTTGCTGGCATGCCTGGGCGCTTGCAAACCTTAACCAGACTTTCCCCGGAGGCAAGCAGCGCACAGATATCATCAGCCACCTCCGGCAGGTAATCCGAAGGGCGACCGACATTCTTTTTCTCAGTCGCCATATTGATTATTTCCCTTCTGCTTGCTTATCCCATTCATCGCGGAATTTGGATGGGTTGTCGAAACCTTGAATTGCCATGTTTATGCTCCGGTAGTGAACAGGTCTAACGCTTCCTTCGATTTACGCACCGCTTCGATAGTACGGGTCGTGATATCTGAATTAGCGCCACCTGACTGGAAGTGAATTTTGAATAGCTCAAGCTTCAGTTCGTCAGTGCCAATGAATTGAAATGCTTCTTCTGCGGCTGCGTTCTGGTTCATGACCAGTTTGTAAATCTCTAACTGGAATTTCTGTTCTTCAGTCATGGGAATAATCTCTGCCATTGTTGGCTCCATTTATCCGTTAAAGGGGATATCAGTTAAGTTATCCCGTGTAGGGTATAAGCCATTATCAAAGCCACTCTGTAGGGAATGGCTTTTGTAATAACTACTGTTCGCTTAGCTTCTGCTTCAGCAAGTAACCTTCGAGCATCCAGATTTTGTTTACAGCATTTTGCCGGGCAATCTTCCGACCAATTTCTGCATCAAAGTTTTCCGGGCTTGCACAGGCACTCTCTCCGGTGACGGTGAAGCCATTCTTCAGCACCAGTACGCAGAAAGTGAGCAACTTCAATGGTGATAAATCACGATCGCCTTCTTCTGGTTTTTCCCTGCCACAATATTCGTTGCTGGAAATGGCACCATTTCGTCCATCATAAGCAGTAAAGTAATGCTCGCTTTTAATCACGTCTTCGATGTGCTGCGGGGTGATTCGCGGTGCCGTTTTGCCTTTCTCAACGATTTCTTTTTCGATTTGCTGGTCGTTCATAATTATGACCCTGTGGAGTGGTTGCTTGATTAGGATGTCTTTCCATCAGTCCGCCACCACAAAGAATCTTTTTTGCCATAAGGCTGGAGGTTCATCTTTCAGTGGCTGCCAGTGTTATTTCCCCACTTACTGGCTTGGGTTGTTTCGTGGTACTGCCGTAATGTACAGACTGGATTAACCTGAGAAATCACACCATTCCGGGCAAATACATTTGCACTTCATTTGCCGCTCTCTCACGTGCAACATGAAGCAATCTTTTTCGCCCACCAACGCCCCACTTAGCCATTTGGCTTGCGCACTGGCTTATCGCTTTGGTTTCAGTATTGATGATGTGATCGATTCTATTCAGACGTGACATTGCGCCAACGCCGAGACGGACAACCGTTTTGAAAACTTCATAAACTTCGATTTCAAATTCCGGCTTAATCCATGCTGCATATCTGATTGCCAGAAGTTCAACACCCCACACACCTGGTTCTGCACCACCTTTGATTATTTTAAGTGGTTGAATTTGTTCCAAAGTGCTTTTTTGCACTTTGGCCTCCAGTGCTTTTATGAAGCGTTTTATCTGCGCGCTACGCAAAAACTGGCTTGGGCGCTGTTGCTCTGTAGCCTCTCCATTTGCAACTGCTGCTGCATGGAGATCGTTTAAGTTGTAGCGTCCATCCTCATCAACACGAACGGACACACCATTGACAATAACTGTTGGGTACTTCATCAGTGATTACCTTTTAGTGATGAACCTTGTCACACAGGATTCCGGCCCACAGAAAGGCACCGATCACCAAACCGGCATCCTCAAGGGTCATCCTGAAAGGTTCTGTGTTCAGAAGTCGCGCGTGTGAAGCGCGTTTGTTGCAGATATAAAGAAGCCCCGCGAATGCGAGGCTAAACCCTGGTATTTGTAATGACTGGCTCTTATCTCAACGCAGCCCCTTA